TTACCAATACGGAATGCTTCATCATCAGCATCACGGAACTCTTGACGACAATCAGGATAGATTGCATGATCTCCAGCATGGATGCCTAGTGCAATAGCAGTTTCTTCATCAGTATTTTTTACTACAGAAAGAGCTACAGCTTGCACCAACGAAGCAAAGATCTTGTTACGGTTAGGTACAACAGTTTGCTTCATATTATCTTCGGCATAATGTCCTTCTGGAACATCATCACCTCCGCTTACTAGAGCTGATGATAACAGCTCAGTAATACCATCAAGCTTGATTACTTGATATCTTATATTATGGCCTCTTTCAGCCAAATAGTCAACTAATTGTTGTGCACGTTCTAGTTCACATACATGTTTTTGACCATAATTCATAGAAAGAGCAGTAACATTTTCTGCACCGACCTCCGCAATAGAGCGAAGAAGTAAAGTAGAGGAATCCATACCTCCGGAAAGAGAGACAACAATATTTTTCATTTTAGTACTCCAAGATTGAAAGCGGTATGTTTTTTAGAGTGGTTAGCTTTCATGAACCACTTATTGACGCATAGTTTTATCAGTTAGGTTATATGCATCAGTAATCGGTTGTGCATGCAATAGTTGAGGACTACTTGCACGTACAGGGTTAATATCGATACCACCACGGCGGGTATATAGACAGGTAACCATTAATTCATCTGGACCGAACTTGTCATGTAAACGTTTATAAACACATTCACAGATCTCTTCGTGGAAATGATTCTCTTTACGCATACTTACAATATACTGTAATAGAGATTCAGGTGTAGGTACTTTATCACCTTCAATATGAATATAGATATCGCCCCAATCAGGCTGATTAGTTACTCGACAGTTAGAGCGAAGAGATTTAGATTGATATTTAACAGGACGCCCAGTATCGTTAATAACGAGTTTTAAGATATCAGGATCTTCGTTATAATGATCGAATTCAATAGAAGTAACATCTACGATTTCTTCAAGAGGCATAAAAGTACCTGCTACAGGACGAGCAGTATACTCTTCATTCATATGAAGACAAACGGTTAATTGATCATCATATCGAAGACCAAGAATAGGTGCTATATCTTTTTGTACTTGCTCTTCTACATTAGCAATTACTTCTTCAACAGTAGCGCCCATCTTAGCCATATTATAAGAGTTAAGATACAGCTTGGCTGACTTAGACTCAACAATACATTCTGAATCAGAAGGATAAGACCAACGAATCAAACCTGATACAGGAAAACCATTATCTAAAAGACAGCTAAACTCATAACCATTCCAAGTATCAATACCATAAAACAATTCTGATCCATCATTACTAATATCATATTGTGTACGATTAAGATGACGTGGAACACCTACAAGCTGTTCTGGATCAACCTCATCAGGCGTCTCATAACGCATCATCGTCTTACCGTCAGACGTCTTACCTAGTACTTTACTAGCAATCTTTTCAATTTCATCCATTTCGTTCTTTCTCCAATGCATCCCGTGCAAACTCTAAAAAGGTAATCGCTTTATTTAAATCAAACAATACATCGTCTTTCTTACCTAGACGCCACAAATACTTAAACGCTTGATAGCGATTATAATCAGTAAATGGATCATTCTGATGCTCTTTACAAAGCTGTTTAATAACAGTAATGCACTCTACAGAGTTAGGATCTTGACTATAATGATTAGGTCTAGACTCACCCGTCTCTTCAATCTCACCAATAGTAATAGTATTTGTATCTGTTAAGTCTAATGTAAGAGATCCTACATCACCAGTAGATTCATCTACCATTAAACTTTCAAAAAACGTTTTATCTTTTTTGCTCATAATTTACCTTTCAAAAAAAGAAGCCATGCTTCTAAAGAAGTCTTTCTTAAAGTATTATACAACTCTTCTTTAGAATTGCAAGTATTATCTACAATGTATTCTCTCTCTATAGATCCAGAATCAACCTTAGCTACTACTTTATGAACTGTAGAACCAATAAGGTTATACTTCTCTATGTTCTGCCAAGTTAGCTCTTGCGGATCTTTACCTTTTAATTCAGGATATTGAGAAATGTAAGCTGGATGCCCGTTGTAAATATCAATACTTGTATTGCAAGTCTTTTCACTTAATACACGTAAATATCCATGAAGAGTTACTAATGTATTACCTTTAACCTCTTCCATATATTGTAATGTTTCTTCTATACCACTATGAGACATTACAACTACTCTATTATGAAGTTTAGGATTAATTTTCTCTATATCACTATTGTTAGTAAAAATACGAGACGGCCAAACACCTAAGCGTTCAGCTATATCAACAATCTCCGTACCTGTTTGAGAAAATAAAGCAATCCATCTAGGCACGGCAGTACTCCCTAAATCTATCGATATTATATACTATATCGTCCCAAGATGCAAGTACATCTTCTTCCATAATAGTAAACATTTTAAGCGATTCTTTATTGTTCAAACCACCATCAAAATATCGAATACCTTTAATACCATGCATAACTGGATTAGATGTATCTAGAGAATCAATCCAATCATACCCGACATATTGTTCAAACTCTTGAGGTAAACCACAACCGAGTAAGTGATGAGGTTTATTCTTATTAATTACATTCTCTTCAATCATTCTAGCAATAGTATGTTGGCGTCCAGCCATCATATTAAAATACTTATTCTCTAATCCCATATCTTGAAAGAACGGATGGTTGAATGACATAGCTACTTTATCTACTTTATCATTATTCGCGAGAATTACATAACACTCTACTAGCTCTTCATAGGTAGAACCTTGCGCAACTGCAATACGTTTACCAGGAAGATCTGGATACTTTTGCACGAAGTTATTAAAACTATTGAGAGTAGCATTTTTATTATCTAATACATCAGGTACAATATACCAAGTAGGTTTTAATTTTTCTACCCAATAAGCAAAACGATCACTATCCCAAGCTGTACCTAGTTCAAAGATAGAATTATCAAGAATAATCTCTCTACCTTTATCACGAGCTTCTACAAACTTATTATAATATTCTTCATTCTCTTCAAATAGATGTACTAGAGCATAATCATAATCTGTTATCTCTTGTACTCTATCAAAGATACTTAATGGTGCTTCATGTGCGATTTTCATCGTGGAGCAAACTCCTGTTGTAGTTTAACATTATCAAAAAACTCTTTCTTAACATCACCGTTATTAAACTCACCATGCAACACCGTAGTTTGAGTAAGAGAGCTATGAGCACTAATACCTCTATTCTCACAACAACCATGAGTAGCTTGAATATAAACCGCTACATCTTCACTATCAGTTGCTTTACGAATCTCGCGAGCAATATCGTTGCAAAGTTCTTCTTGTAGAGTACCTCGACGAGCACACCATTGCGCAATACGAGTATACTTAGATAGACCAATAACTTTATTACCAGGAATAATACCGATATAAGCAACACCTGTTACTGGCTGGTGATGATGAGAACACATAGACTTAAGTTCAGAACGTACTACAAGCATACCTGTATAACGATCTTCACCTTCATTAGGAAATGCAGTAGCATTAGGCGCTGGATCATAACGACCTGACATAATTTCGTTTACATACATTTTAGCTAGACGTCTCGCCGTTCCCATACTATTAGGATCATTATAGCGGTCTATCAGTAAAGAGTCAAGCACTTTTTCAAACTGCTCGGCTGCATCATCAATAATTTTTTCTTTATCACCAGCTTGCAATATTTCAGAAATATTATCTCCTGCCCAATAACGAATTTTAGCGTCTTCTAGACGCGCCTTGATTACTTCACTAAAACTCATAATTACTCCTCATAGATTGCTGAGTTCGAACCATGCTCAGCACATTCACAACGTACACAATAACAACGATTATCTGTAATATCACGTACAAGCATATCTGCAAATCTAAATGCGTGTTCTGCAAACTTCTCTGCACCAACACCATCAAAGATTCTAAGTTCTGCTAGACCTAACGCTTCTAGTTTTTGCAACTCTTCTAGAAAAGGATCTGCTTTATCTACAGCTACTTTATGATCAAAACTATCTTCAAGCCAAGCCTTCAAAGGTTTTAGTCCTCCAAAGTCTACTGCCCAGTTTTTATTATCTAACTCATCACAACCAAAAGTAAATGTAAATGCTAAACTATAACCGTGTAATAGATGACAGTGAGAATGATCAGCATTAGGTTGACGGAAGACTGCTGATAAGCCGATATTATGTCCGTAATGTTTTGTACTATAATATTTTGCCATTATTATTTACCTATAATATTTTCCCA